TGTTGTTTCTGTTGTTTCTGTTGTTTCTGTTGTTTCTGTTGTTTCTGACATTGTTGTTTATTTTGTTATTTTTACTGCTTTTATTCAGGTTGCTATTGTTTGTGTTTCTATTAAAAGATTTGTGAGCATTTGTTAAATCAATTTTAACTCGGACTGGTGATTCTGTGAACTTGATGTCTTTTGGTTTCGTTAGGCTGTTTCCGGTGAGAGTGTTCGTGAGCTCTGAAAATCCGGATGGATTTAGTACGCGAAGTAAACTTAATAGCATAAATGCCATTTGTTCATCGCTCATCTTTGGATGCCCCTGGGGAGCAAACGACTTGTTGAATTTTGGTGGGTGCTTTCCAGACGCGAATCGTATTAGATGTTTTATGGTTCGTCCACCCCCTTTCATATGATTTTTATTTTCATACCTAAATCTTTTCATGTGTAATGTGATTGTTCCAATTTTGGGGTTTGAAGCTGAAAATGTGTTTTTTGAGTTATTTTTTGAGTTATTTTTTGAGTTATTTTTTGAGTTATTTTTTAAGTTATTTTTTTGGTTTGGGGGTGTAAACCTTGAGGGATCAAAGTCTATCATGTTTGGTGTAGTGTTGTTTCTCGAAGTGATTGTGTTAGCGGGTTGAAATGTAGATATTGACCTTGGTAACTTTGAGCTGTTGTTTGAAAGAGTTGCTGTGTTACGGGAGGTGTTGTTGGAGGTGTTGTTGGAGGTGTTGTTGGAGGTGTTGTTGGAGGTGTTGTTGGGGGTGTTGTTGGAGGTGTTGGGTTTAATTTTGAATGGGTTTCTTGTAATGGGGTTGTTGGGCTTGTTCTCAAACTGACGCAGATTAAGACTTGTAGGTATTTTGTTTTTATTAATGTTCAGTGGTTTGTTCGCTTGCAAATTTTGTATGACATCATTCGCTTTTTTGAGAACATCGTTGGCGTTAGAAGTAGGAAACACTGGGGGGGTAGTTTTATCATTGGTTTTATTTTGATCTTGATTTGATTCTTTGCTTTTTGTTCCAGTGATAAAATTGAACATTTATTATTATGTTGAAAATATTTTAATCTGAAAATATGTCACCATAAATATGTATTCCAGAATTCAAGCTGACGCGCAGATTTCCACTTTCTAGATTATATCCAGATTCTATTACTTGAACAGAAACAGATCCATTTGTTTGGTGAATTTCAAGTATTGCCTCTGAACCTTTCGATGGATCTACGTCAGTATCTGACCTTCTTGAGTCTGTTACATGTATCAACAATGGTTGAGCACTTAAATTTGCTGTAATATTTGATATAACTATTCCAGTAACAATGCCTTGATCTAAAACAATTAAATCTTCAATATTTTGAGGAATATTCCATGCAAGTACGGATTGTCTCAAAGATGCGTAAATGTCGATTCCATTCCCATTATTGTATATAGGTATATCAGGTACAAGTATTTGAGAATTCCCGGTTGGTTGTACTGTGGCGTAAATAGCTTCTACATCATTAAAGGTAAAAGAAATATTTCTTGATGTTTTCCCTCTGTTGAATCCAATGATTCTTATGTACCTAGTTCCAGAATCCACATCTTCTCTGTGTACTAGTGTTGATGAATATGCATCTAATGAAAGATAGGATCCATCAGTGTGTGTGCTAAGAGAGTATCTCATTTAGGTGCACAAATATATTTTTGCTTAAATACACACGCGTTTTTCCATTTAAGAGAATTAAAGTTTAGATCTATAATGGAAGAAAAGTCACCACAAAACACTCTGTTTTCATCTAGCACGTGTAGATATTGTCATTTGTTCTTGAGCACATTGAACAAGAATATGATGCTTGATCAGTTCAATGTGATAGATATAGAAAAAACTTCCTTTGACGTATCTAAAGTAAAAGTAGTACCGACAATTGTCGTCAACAATAATAGAGCCTTAAGTGGACGAGAGGCTTTCGCGTGGCTACAAAATGAGCTGAAAAACATGGTAACGGGTGTAGAATCGTTTGGTGTGTCATCTGCTTTCACTTATATCAATGAAGACCGTTCAGAGGTCAGTATGTCAAGTCAATTTGTTGACATCGACGAGACACCTACAGCTTCATCAGAAAAGCACTCCGCGGACTCCGGGAAGATGGCAGCCGATCTTGACTCTGCAATGGACCGTCTCAGAGCAGAGAGGGCGATGTAGAGAGTACACTAGGTAGAAGCTCAATAACGAATGGGGACAAACGTAGAGTCGATGGTGTTCTTCAAGTTGGCGATGTGTTTGAGCTCCCGGGCTATGTCAAACACGTCCTTTGGGGTAGGCTCCAGATTGCACACGTACGTGATGATGATGTCGAGGCGATTGTGTTTCACACACGTGACGACCGCCTCGCACAGAAGGTGGTAAAGGTCAATAGGCACCGTCGACGACAGCACAACCATTGGAGATGTTCTCTCTGAGGCCATCTCCAATGGTGACTCAGAGTCAGACCACAGCTCTGACTCGGAGTCAGACCACAGCTCTGACTCGGAGTCTGACCACAGCTCTGACTCCGTGTGTGACCCCATGGGCCCGAAAAGCGACTTCGTTCGCTCCTTGATTGAGTCTTTCACCCGGTCGGGTTTGAGGTGCACACATGTGTAAAGGAGTTACCGCAGATCGACACGGAAGCCGCGCGCCTGAGCGACGTCACGCATCTGCTTCTTTCCCGTCTCTGTGGCCTTGTTGTCGTCCAGATAGATGCAACTAATGGACGCCAGTGACCCCCTGGCGATTTGGTGGGAAAACTCGATCATTCCAGCGTCACTGATCTGGTTACAGTAGAGATGGAGCACCTTGAGATTCTTCAGCGCCCCCTTGGGGTTTTCAGGGGTCGGCTTGATCGCGTCGGCGAAGGCGATCATGCCGACATCGCCGATCTGATTGTGGTTGAGGTCAAGCCTCTTGAGGTTCCCCAGCGCCCCCATGGGGTTTTCAGGGGTCGGCTTGATCGCGTCGGCAAAGGCGATCATGCCGACATCGCCGATCTGATTCTTGAAGAGGTAGAGCTCCTTAAGGTTCCCCAAGGACCCGCTGGCGATCACGGTACTTAGTGATTGCATGTGCTCGTCATTTATGTTTTGGTAAGTCTTGATCAATTCAGTTACGGAATATGGTATTGTAATGTTCCAAGGGGGTTTCATGATGGATTTAAATGCATTAGCTACCTCGATAGGTCCATTTTTCTTCATTTGATTGAATATTCTATTCATTCTATTAGTAGTCAAACGATTGTTTCCAGTTGTTGAGCGATTGTTTCCAGTTGTTGAGCGATTGTTTCCAGCTGTTGAGCGATTGTTTCCAGATTGAAACAATCCCTCAATAGTTTTTAATGCTGTGTTGTACTTAATAAAAATTTTAACAGTGTTATCAATATTCACTAGTGTTCGCATATTTTTTGAGGTATTTCGTAATTGTGCTAACGTTCGGAGTTCTTTGACTTTAGCTTTCGTTAGGTAATAATTTCTAAGGGTAATGAAAGCTTGGTTTGGCATATATATATATCCAATTTATTTTTAAAAAAAATGTGGTCAAATTCTGGTTATTTATAGTCGCGGTTTCTGGACCACCCGCGAACTTTCACACCTGATTATCTTCGAGCGCTTATCAAATCAGACCTTACCTCCAAGCGTAAGAACGTCGACGATGGTCTTAATGTTGAACTTCCCGATGGTGCCGTCTCCAAAGTGCACCAATGTATTACATCCGTCAAAAATGTCCATTGCTTCCTCCACGTTCGAAAGGTCTCCCTGAATCTCCGAGGCAAGAGGAGACATAGCCATACCCCGGATGAAAAAAAAACGTATGAATTATGTTAGGTAGATATGGGTGGATGGTCAGGTGCCCGTACTGGCAATAACGATACACAGGCATATTATACTCAACCTAAATTAGCGGATCATCTTTGCAAGATTGTTAGCAGATACGAAGGCCCTTATGCTGAGATGGGAGTTGGTGACGGATCTATTTTTACAAAGTTACCTCATCCCAAGATGGGTGTCGAAATCCGTAATGTTTCACCCAAATTGCGTGGAGTTTCGTATGGCGTGGATGCACTCGCATGGAAACCAGGGAGTCAGCCTGGAGTGATCGTGATGAACCCTCCGTTCGCGAAGCAAATAGAATTTTTCAACCATGCCGCCACGCTTCTACAAACAGGCAAATTCATCATCTGGATCGCTGGACTGAACATTCGATTATGGACAAATGAGGATGCATTAGATCCTAATATGCAACTACAACAAGAATGGCTAGTGCCCCCAGAATGGAGTTCCTTTTCTACCGCAAAGGGTGATATGAACATACGCACAGTTGTACAAATATGGAAAAAACAACAACACCCGCGTGCGCTCTGGAATATTACCACACTTCCATCTTCATTAACGGTCTGCAAAGATCAACTGCGTCCTCCAGCGCATGCTGTATTGGTGAAACGGGTGGGAGCACCCAAAGACGTGGGGATGTCTATTTTGTTGAAAGACTGTAAAAGAATTGTGCGATCCGGAAACGTATTGAAAACTGATTATGGGACATTGCGAAAGGGTTGGGGAACCGCAATAGCTTTCGAAAACACCCCTCCTAACATTTCAAAAAGATTTCAAATGGGCAGTTTCAATAATTTACTCAACAATAGAATTTATTCATACTCTTTGGTCTCACTCAGTGTGCCCGTGATCAACGCCGTGCTTTCGAAGTCCTGGCGCAAATTGATTCGTCACGTTGATTATCTGGACGGAGTCCGTCGACAAAAACATCAATGGTAATTGAGCTTGAGCTTCAACACGTTCGATTTTCCTAATTCCATCACTTGTACGAAGTCACTAAGTTTCCCGGGGTGGTGGCGACCGGGTGGTACCAGCAAAATAGCAGATTCTGGTACACACATGTGTCACCTGTTCAAATCCGAACCGCCAAAATCCCTCGCAAGACGCAATCATGAACCTGCTCGCTCTTGTCGACTTCCTACTCGATCCGGATCGTTCTCCCTTGAGCGGATTGCTGAGGTTGCCTTACCATGTGTTAAGGGCGTGTGTGACGAAGATGAAAGACAAACAAAGAATCGTGAAAGCGATGTCAGGATTTAGCGGTGACGACGCACACACTGTCTGTGGGAGTGTGGATGAGTATGAGAAGCAAAAACAAAACGTGACATCTGTGATCAAGGGAGGATACATCATGACGATTGAGGTCAAACCGTTATCAATCATCACTGGAAATGTCCTCATTGCTTCACACAAGACACCTCCAGTGTTCTCAAGCACCACAGGGCTACCGATGGATAGACTTCAAACATGTCTCAATTGTTTCGAGTTCACCAACCTGACCTGTCACTTGGTAGTCTCTTTTTTCAATAATATGGCTGGGACGTCTATTTACTTCATGGAAGACCAGGTGATCGATATCAAATTCATTCCGTGCACGGCGTTACCGCGTGTGAACCCTCTTCTGGTGTCGAATGACAACAGCTTCAAATGGCGCACCATCTATGACCTTACGGCCGATACCACACGCGATCATACTGTCCTTCTTGTCGAGGTACTTGATGGGACGTCATACATTTTGGATCCTTCGTTTGTAGCACTGGACCCAGCCGCCCTGCGCGAAAAGCCCTATGCAATCTTCCGAAGTGATGACAGGGACATTCGCAAATGGTACAAACACTTGGAGTTTGCTATGTGTTTCTCCTTCAATGAGTCAATGAAATTACTATCCGAACACCAGGGGATCTCGAGCGTCATGAAGAAAATAGATGACGAGTTAAATTCTTCGCTACACACTGCATTCGATTTATTCAACAATCCACCGTCACCCATCACCGACAAGCATGAGAAGAAGAAGAATAAGAAGGCCAAGAAGACTCGTTATTTGAAAGAAGTGAAGCGTGAAATGAACATTGAGAAAATGATTGCAGAAGAAGTCGAGTACGACGTGAAGATTGAAGTTGAGAAAATGAAGATTGAAGTCGAGAACATGAAGATTGAAGTCGAGAACGAATACCTGTCTCGTAAGCTACAGGAGGTCGTTCTGAATGATGCATCATTCCTGCTGGATGTGAGTTAAAGACAAGAGAGTTGGTGGAGGTAGAGAGATGTCTCTCTTGCAAGAGGGAGATCTGTCCTTGTGGAATTCCATGGTGTTTGTTGAACTGAAAAGCACCTTGGTTAAGACTCACAAAACTTGGATCCGTCCCGAATTGGTTTGCAATCGCGTACTTCGTAAGGGAACATGTAGTCGTGCAAATTGTCGTTTCTCACCGTGTGTTCTGAAAGACTTAAAGGCAATGGAATGGTACAAGGTGGCGAAATGTTGGAAGTGACATCATTTGTCTTGTCATCCTGCTACACTTTGTGTAAACATATTGATCAACAGTTAAGCGATATGCTACCTCTCGTCGACTCAAAACTTGAAGAATTAAAAAATGAGCTGGATACCGTTCTTGCGTATTTAGTCAGTCCGCCTCCAATGTCTCCACCTTTGTTACCGCACCCTCCAATTTCTCCACCTTTGTTACCGCACCCTCCAATGCCTCCACAGTTACCCTCCAAACCACCATCATTGTCAGTCCCAAAGTATTTTGCACCAGACCTCCTCTTCGTGTGTATTCTTCTAGTGTTGTGTGTGCTTTGTTGTTTACTGGTGTGCTGTTCGTTTTGTGGTGGTAGAAGGCCTAAGAGCATTTTGTATTAAAACCAATTGTTCGAAACTAAAGTAATTATGGACATTTCTAAGTTCCATATCACCCCTTGGATAAAAGAGTGCATTGAAACACCTCTTATACCTCAAAGATCAAAAAAATGGTTTGAATTAAGAAAGACTAGAATCACAGGAAGTATGTGTGATACCCTTCTAGGCACAAATCGATTTCAATCATGGGATCAAGTTGTTGCAGAGAAAGCCGGTTGTCCTGTTGAATTCAAGGGCAATGATGCAACTCAGCATGGCATAGATAATGAAGAAAAGGCAATAAAATTGTACGAAAAAGAAATGGGAAGATGTGTTGTAGAACTAGGACTAACACAACACCCTTCTATTGATATTTTAGCACACTCCCCTGATGGTATTTCTCTAAAATCATTATCTGATGATCGAGATGGTGATGAAGAACCCATTCTTCTCGAAATAAAATGCCCATACAAAAGAGAGATCAAAAAAGGAAAGGTTCCGGTGTACTACATGGGTCAACTGCAACTCGGTTTGTTTGTGTTTGACCTGAAGAAAGCACACTTTGTTCAATACAAAGAGGATCCATATACGCTTGACATTACCGTGGTTGAAAGAGATGAGAATTGGTTGACCAAAAACATGCCATTATTCACTCAATTTTGGGAAGATGTAGAATACTGGAAGAGAGTGGGGTGGAAGAGACACCCTTACGTTCAAAAATCACATCGAGAATTGTTATTTAAATTAGGTGAGGGAGATCTTTGCAAACGAGCTATTCAAAAAGATAACGAAAATAACGAAGAAAATAACGAAGAAAATAACGAAGAAAATAACGAAGAAAATAACAATAACAAAAAATTCAAAGTGGATGGGGATTCAATAAGATCGTAAATTAAACACTTGGTATGAAACGCCATCCAAGTTCAATACAAATGCCTTTCCATAACTTGTCTTGCACTATAAGTTTTTCCCTTGATTTTAACAAAGTAAAATATTCTAATAAATGATCAAGTTCCATTAACTGAAGCATCTTGAATATTGTATAAGAATAAGACAAGAAGTTCTTTCTTTCCGGAGCCACTTCTTTTACAACTTTCTCAAAAGGTTCTTGAATCAAATCAAAATTCGATTTCAGTTCTTCTTCAATTGCACGTGTCAACTCAGGAGGCTTTTCTCCTTTAATTTGGTATAATATAAAAGGTGCACTTTCATAATATTTGTTCATTCTCAAGTCTTTCATTATTTGTCTTATTCTTTTTTGGGTAAGTTTAGAATAATCATTGATTCGTTGTTTTTTTAGTTCTTTGTATATATTTTCAAAAAGATTGTCAGGAAGGTTGCATGATTGTCTCGCCATGAAGGAGTCAAGATATTCATTAAAATGATTCGAGCGCTTATATGGACAAGGTTGTGGTGGAGGCTCGAAGTCCCATGGAAGATATCTATCAGACGAAGGCCCGATAAAACTTTTAGCCCATCCACATTCATCGCAAGTTACAGTCGCCCCAGACTCGTCAAGCCTAAACCTTGCAATCTTTTCACAAAGGTTACACCAATTCGGATCTGAGGCCTCTGGTGCTTTGTCTTCATCTGTGAAAGACTTTTTTTCATCCGTTGTCATCCAGGATTGTGCTAACCAGAAAAATTCCTTTCTTGCCTCCATCAAACTCAAATCTGACACCTTTTCGAGCAAAGGCATGATGTCACACAGATAATTCGATTGTTCCGAATCTGGTATTCTTTTCATAATATTGTCGTGTATGTGTTCATAACTGTACCTAGCGTCTGAATGGCACGTTTTTCGGGGTTTCTTAAACATGATACAAGTCTTCGTTTAATTGTCTTTAATTTAAGTTTCCTTGCCTAACAATTTTGTAGTGGTTCACAAGCACATTCTAAGAACCCACACCTCCTCTTCACCCCACTGACTTCTTGAAGAGTGTCAAGTATCAGCCTCAAAATTCTTCCAGCCTCCCTCTTCAATGTCCGGCGTACTGTACTGCCACCCCTCGTCGTCTGCAAATAAGAGAAATCCATTCACATTCTGCACCTCAGCGAGTTTGCCAAGCTCCATCGCCACTTGCAGCAACGCTCCTTCTTTTGTCTCAGCATACACTACCTTCCCAAACATCTTCTTGTGCAACCCACTATTTTGCGGACAGAATGATTCCTCGGCTGGGTCAACATACACCTTTTGTTTTATCACTATAAACGCAGTCTTGTTTGGTTCCTGATGCATCCCTGTGAAGGCAGTCTTGTTTTTGTACAGGACGAGTGGGGACTTGAGGCCGCCTTGTTCTCTTGGTTACAACACTTACACAAACCCGACCACAAGGGAACACTTGTGTCCCAAACCCGACCGCTTACTTACACTGGTACCTAGCCTATCTAATGTTGGTGTTACACCTCCTTACTTTCGGGGGGTCGCAGTCGGGGGTTAGGGTGTGTGTGGGGGGGGGTGTAGCGATAGAAGCAGCCCGTTGCAGTGGTAAGAATGGAACATTGACACCAGACTGTTGATACTCTGATAAGTTTTCTGACACTGCCCGAAAGGCGTTTCTAACATTTTCCCCGTCATAAGTCAGTGCATCTGAAGCGTCCACCCCTAGTACCGCAGCGTTCAACAGTGCGTCCATATTAGCTCCTAGAAATTTCATGATGTTGTTATTTTCTTTGAACTTCAACATCAACTTTCTGACATTTTCTTCTGTTGAAGATCCTGAATTGTTAATCCCGTCTGTCAATACCACGACCATTGTGTTTGTGGAATCCATTTCTTTACTTAAAACTTGCTCCAAACAATCATACAACCTTGTCCCTCCACGACAAGAAAGTTCTGGCATTATGAAAGAAGATGATTTGGAAACAGACTCATCAATTTTCACTTCATCATTGAAAGTAGATACAGAAACATCACACTCATCAATGCCACTAAGTGTCTCTCGTATGCCCACTTTCACATCTTCCATCATATTCGCCATGGAGCCGCTCTTGTCGATTACAAAATGAATCTTTTGCAACATTGCTTTGAAATGACTTTGAAATGACTTTGAAATGATTATCTTTAACTTGACATTTTTGTGGACTTTTTGGGGACTTAAAAGTAATCAATATTCGAGTTACAATAATGAGTATAAACATAATTGACAAAAGTGGATTCACTTTCTTTCCGACTCAAGATCAATTCAAATTTATTCAAAAGGAATTAAAGTTCAAACCAGAGACAAAAATTGAGTATGGAATGCCCAAAAAAAGTTTTGTTGTGTATCAATTGAACTCCAATGGAAGTGTTACGGTACCTAGAGCATGGGGCATCAAGAATATTGGAAAAGCAGAGAGTATGTTTCAAGAAGGAGCTAATATTGATGATTCCGTTAACTTGTTAGAGGACTTCAAACTTGATACAACCAGGTGTCAAGATGTTGCTGTAGATTGTATCAAAAATATACTTAATATTCAAATTGAAAGAGGAGGTGGAATGGGCTTGATATCTCTTCCTTGTGGAGGTGGAAAAACAGTTTTGTTCATATACATATTAATAAAAGTGATTCGAAAAAAGGCGATCATAGTTGTGCATACAAATCAACTTGCAGATCAGTGGGAGGAAAGGTTTAATTTCTTTTGTCCCAATATAAGAATTGGGCGTGTCCAGGGATCTACAGTCAGAGTTGAAAATTGCGATGTTGTAATTTGTATGCTCCAAACATTAAGCATGAAAGAAGACATTAATCCTATGCTGTTTGATGATTTTTCCGTCATGGGAATTGATGAATGCCATCTGGTATGTACTGAGACATTCAGCAAGCTTCTTACTCGATGGGGTGTGAAGCATATCTTCGGACTAAGTGCCACGCCTTCAAGAAAAGACAAACTAGAAAACGTATTGTTTTCACACATTGGTGGACTGATTTACTCGGGTACGAGGGAAAAAGTCCCACTGAAAGTTTTAGTTGAGTATCCGGATGTATCAGAGTGCACAGAACTTATGAACCCAAAGACTAAGAAGCCTGATCATGTGGGTATGATCACATCACTTGTTGAAGATGAAAAGCGCACTCATCTGATCGCAATAAAGGCTGTAGAAAACATGATGAGTAAAGTTCTCGTCTTGAGTGAAAGGAGAAATCACCTTGAAAGAATAATGCAACATATAATTGAAATAAATGGTGAATATGAATCAGAAATTGGATTGTATCGGGGGAAGATGAAACCACATGAATTGAAAGAATCAGAAAAAAAATCGATAATTCTAGGAACGTATTCTATAGCTTCAGTTGGGTTAGACATTAAGGGATTGAACACATTAATACTAGCTACTCCAAGGAGTGATGTTGTTCAAGCATCCGGAAGGATACAGCGAGATCTTTCACCACTGTTTGAGAAGAAAATAATCGACATTTATGACAAGTTTTCAGTATTTACGGGACAATACGCGAAACGTTTGCAATTCTACAAAGCGTCACAATTCGATGTGGGTATGAAACGCCATAATCCCGAGCCTCTCACACCTCAACCCAAAAGGCCATTTCAGATTGACACCACTCTAATCTGACCACCACTCTAATTTGGTCGGACCCCCCGACCCCCCTTGAACACCCCTGAACCCAAAGACAGGGTGGTAGCGACCCCTTTGAAGATGGTCGCTACCACTTCAATCCACCAGCAACTCGTTGTCGAACAGAGTCTGAGTGATAGATTCTTCTGCCACGCTGGCTTCCGGTTCTCCAGAAAAGAGGTTCAACAACTTCAATCTTGCTGCAGACTTCGAGTCCTTGTTGACTGTGATGATCGCTAAGATTTCAGCTCTTACGTGTGGCCCTTTGGCATTCATTTTGTCGACGACTCTGTCGACGACAGGCTTGTACGCCGCAGCATCACTTGCGTTATCATACCGTTCCGGAACCTTCACCAAAGCACAGATAGGATTCTGATTGAGATGTGTCATGGGCCGCGTAAACAAACGTAACGCGAGGTAGTGGTAAGATGGATCATGCCTCCGTTTTGTCATCACGCCCGGTTGGTTTGCCCGGTTGGTTTGCCCGGTTGGATTTGAGTAGCTACACATGTGTGTAAATTCCATGGATGTCACTGACCACCCATAGGCCCATGGGTCATCTCTCTCTTTCTTTTCTAAAGTTTAGAAAAGAAAGAGAAAGAAGAAGCCTAGGCCCCTTCTCGTAGTCCTCTCATAGTCCTCTCAACAAAGACACATGTGTAGATACTCAAATCCAACCGGGCAAACCAACCGGTCAATCCGTGCTACCGAGCTTACACATGCCGCACGGATCGACCGTGTATCCTGGAGCTCGTTTCTCTCATTTGTGCGAGCGACCCGCTCCTCGCAGGTACTCCGATACTGGAGTGTGGCCTGCGTCGATGGAGAATGGCGTCGGCAACTTTCCCATGCACCCCGCTGGCACTGACGCGCAAGTGTTAAGACGAATTCAGCCAACTTAATTATGTATCATTTATCGACTTCGGCAGAAAGGTCCACGCCTTCCGAAGACACAACTAGAGTTTTACGATACACGGCATCTTCCCATTCCGCATTCGACAGGGTATGACTGAGTTTCCAGCGCCATTTGTGGGTTTCGTCCGGCCAGCGGTCCACGCTTACTGTCGGACCTTCGTAGCTCTCGTGGAGAGGATGCCACGAGCAGTGACCGCAGCTCCGTAGCATGAGCACGCAGACTTTGCCGCCGTTCATGTTGCGCTGGCGGTAGATTGCTTCTACGATGCGACGCTCTTCCAGGTACATCTCTGCACCCTCAAACATGAGCGTCGATGGCCACTCATGTTTGAGAGTCTGCATGATTATTTGTATGTATTTGTATATATTTATACCGAACAGCACTAAGAGAACTGAGCTCGACACAATGGACACCTCTTGTCCCTGATGGGCGCCAGGCAGGCGCAATGAAACGTGTGCTTACAAGGAAGTGTCCTGCGGGATATCATTGGAGTTTCGGTATAAGTGCATATACATATAGCACAGACATCATCTGGGCAGTTGTGCATAGAAGAATCTCTGATTCTACTTACCCACGTTTCTTCCATCAAGATTCTTCTCACCCACCTTTGGTTCGTAGAAATTTCGGTGTCTTGCTGACGGAAGAACGCGTGCGAACGATCGACAATGATCCGTTTGCTGGTGATCCCCACCGGGATCACCAATTCAAAATTGTCGTTTCCTTCGATTGTCCACGCCCTTTCAAGGTTGTCATTCACATCACTCTCATAACATATCCAGTCCTCCATGTCGGGAGAGAAATTTGGTAAAGCACACCACTGCCATGTTGCTACTCTGTTGTTTATGGGTAGAGCCACCAGCTCAATGGGGCTACCACCTCTGGTAGAAAATCTCCACCCCTCTGACGTCTGTATTTTGTTATTAGTTGAAAGCAAACGTGCCGTCACTTGTCTCACTTCTCGATACCCACCTGGTTTCCCTCCTCTTGGGCCACTTATTTCAGGTGTTGTTTGATAATGAGCACCATTTTCTCTGAGATGAACAGTCGCATTGAAGCACTTCGATCCTAGATAAATGTCGGATGGGGTGGATTGTTCTTTCAAAATTTCCTGTATGTCACTCGAATATGGCTCAACAACACCAGAGATTGGATCTAAATGTATGAACATCCCATGCATTGAAGTTGTATCACTTTGCATTGACTCCGAGTTCAGAAAGGCGAACGCTTTAACTTCGAATCAAATATGCTTTTTTAATCTGGTGATCTCTTTCTTCTTAATACATTCTCTCTTGCCCTCAAATTTGTTCGTTTTCTTTTCCTTTTTTCATCTGGTGAGTCGTTCTCATTGTTGTTTCTTTCACGTTTCATTGCATCATTTAGTTTCCTCTGTTTGTTTCCAACTACTTTCTTGTCTTGGCGTGCATTTCTTGCCGTTCCTGCTGAGATCGTCTTCTTGACTCTTGGTCTAGTGGTTTTATGGCGGAAATCACCAAAGATATCCCCTGGACTTGGAGAGTTTTTGTATCCTCCTCCTCGTCCTATTTCA